AAGTTGACATGACTGTCAATGAAAACACGGTGACTTATGACGTGCATCGATATAGACTAAAAAATATTGAAGATTTGAATACAAAATGGACACGGCCATCAATGTATCACAGGGGGGATTATGAAGATTATGACTGGGAGGTTGTGATTTACTCTTACACCATATAAGTAACAAATGTTTAAAAATAACATAAAAACAAATCAAATCAAAAACATTTAAAATCCATATAAAACCATTTATATTTTTTATATTTTTCATTGAAAAAAAATATAAATTGAAAACTTTTTTACTTGTATTACATTTATCAGTTTCACACATCAGACAAGACAAGTTTCAATATGACCGGACAATCAAAGTTGGCATCCTCATCCGCATCTCCTTACTCGCTTACTACTCTTTACATTCCCCGAGTCCACCGCAATCAAATGCACGATGCATATGTGAAGCGCGTTTTTGAGTGCCAACAGATTGCAGTTGTTTTGCGTGTCGATTTTGTGGAATTCGAGCATCCGGATGCAAACTTCTGTTTTGCAGTTGTCCACATTCACTTCTGGATTCCAGGCGTCATTTCAAAGCACTTTCGCGAAAGGATTCAATCCCAGCGCGAAGCGCGCATCGTGTATTCAGACCCTTCTTACTGGGTTGTTCTTCCTTACACGCAAAAACAAACTGTTCAAAAGAAAACGATTCGCGCTGAAGCAAGTCTCGAAACCACCTACAGCACGCCGCCAACCCCGATTTCATCCTACACATTTGCGCCCCCACCGTTTGCACCTGCACCAACAAAAAGAAACCAGAATTGCATTTGCGGCTGCGGTGGTTGGGAACTTGATTGTTCTTCTCAAATCCTTTACAATAATTTTACAGATTCAATTTGGAAACCCACGACGACGACACCCGATGAAAGCAGCGCCTCATCATCCTGGAACAACATGGAAGAAAACTTCCGCTTCTACGACTACGACACCAGCAGCGCCCAGTCCGCTTATTAACAAGTATAAGCCCTGAAATCAAAAACAAATAAAAATAAAAATAAAAACAAAACAAAAAACTTTTTTATTTCAATTTGTTTTAAACAAACTATTTCAAATTATGTGCAAGTTTTTCATTATAAAAAACATAAATTGAAAACTTAAATATTATATTGATAAAATGTAGTGCTCTGACCTGGATTATCAAATATGCCTGCCACCGTTTCTTCCCATGCAGCAGCATCCGTTGAAAACATACTGATTGGACGAATGGAAAACGTCAACCCAACTCCAAGGACCTTTCGTGAAAGTCAAGACCTAGGCGAATTTCTCGAGTTTGCACAACAATATATAAGCATCGTAGAGCCATCCGACATGTTTGCTCGTCGCATTATCGCATTTCTCGAAACGATTCAACGTGCTCGAGCTCAACAAGAAGAAGAACAACCTCGCCCACGTGTGCATGTTACGCGCATTGGAGCAAGACGCGTGTTTGCCGACATTACACACGAAGTCATGCAAGAAGAAAACATTGCCGCGAATTTCCGCCACACCTAACAACTTAACCTAACCTAAACACATAAACCAAAAAAAAATATAAAATATAAAACAAAGAATAAAAAATTATTTTTTTATATAAATTAAGAAGTTTTTATTATGAATAAAGTCACCTGTAATATCATTACAAATAGATTCATCAATTGACATTTTGTTTTGTATGTTGTTCAATTCAGACAACTGATAACTTAATTTTTCTTTACTTACAAAAAATAGCATTTTGAAATACATGTGATTGCATATATAATTATTCAATGTTTTGAATACTTCTTTCGAATCTAAAATACAATTGAATATTCCAGTATCCATTTCTATTGTTCTTTTAAATCCTGCAAAAAATCCATCTGCAATTTCAACTGTATATTCAACAACATTGACTTGTTTTTTTTTATTACTTAAATACTCGTACTCATGATTGAAATTGGACATATGTGAGTGAGACCTATAATGATGTTTTATGAGCGTGCTATTGTTACTTGTATTCCTTTAATTTTATGTTTAAATTGTTTATTAAAACATAAAATTAAACAGTCAGAGCCAATATATACCCTAAAAAGTCTTCGTTCACCTAGGGAATCCAACAAGGTTGGCACCGATTCCGAAACCGGCACCGGACCGAGCAGAAACTGCAAGGCTGGGAACATACACATCTAAAATTGCAAACGTTGCTGCCGCAGACAGTGCAATCATGCCAACTTCTTCCAACTTCAGACGTTGTTTGGGAATGGAGTAGGCAACAATTGCGACCATTATACCTTCAACCAAGTATTTAATTGCGCGTTTTACAAGCTCGCCTAAATCAAGAACGTTGTTATACATTTTGTATTATATTAAATGAACAGAAAAAAAAATAAAAATATTTTAAAATTATAATATAATTACAAATTAATTATATTATTATCTAAAATACTTAAAAATGAATTATAATATAATATATAATTTAATTATCAATTAATAAAAATGCCTAAAACAAATAAACCGCGCGGTGTTGAATACAAACAAAATGATGATGGAACAAACAATATGAATTATGTTGATTTATTGGAAGAGGATAAACCCATCTCCGGTCAAAAATTTGCCTGTTTATCATTTGTAAGTCCAGAAGAAATTATAAAACAGAGAGAACATTTTTTCTTTGAAGAGTTTCTAAAGCAGTGGAACTATAAAAAATCGGTTGATGTAATGCTTCATTTCATCAGTTTTCTTTCTTACAAGTATAATTTGACGTTTGAAAAGGTAAATGAGGATTTCCAGGATTTTCTAAAGACAGAGCATGAATCCGTCATGAAATATAACGTGAATGATGATTTTAAAACATTTATTGATAACAATGAAGAGAGATTAGATGTTGAATTCAGCGAACAACATGAATTTCAGACATCTATTCGAGGAATTAAAGTTCGTGGTGTTTTTGCTTCACAAAAGGAAGCTGAAATGCGCTGCAAGCTGCTTCGTGAAGTTGACCCCAATCATGATGTGTATGTGGGTCCAGTGGGAATGTGGGTTCCGTTTCATCCGGATGCGTATAAGACCGGGCGCGTCGAATACATGGAAGAGACGCTCAACCAACTCATGTCGGAAAAGAAAAAGAATGAGGATAATGCCAAAAAGGAATTTGACAAGCGCGTAAAAGAGGCTAAAGAAAAGGCAATCGAGGAAAATAAAAAGAATGCGGAAAAGTCTGGAAATAAACTTACTCAAACCATTAATTCCAAAGGTGAACTCGTAAGCGTGAAAAATCTGTCGGCTGATGACGACGCAAATGCAGGCGAAGACGAAGAAGAGTCGGAAAATGTAACACTCGATGACATCCGCAAACAAATGTTTGATACGGAGAATGTGGTCATTGACAAGAATACTGACCACGGGTTGTCGCGTCTTACTGAAAATCAGGCTCTTAACGATGATGACATTGGTCTCGATGAATAAAGGCTGAGATTTGGATTTGACCAATAAAAAATAATAATTAAATTATGAAATTTTGAATTTAATTATTTATTTATAGTAAAGAATATAAAGATATGTGAATATATATAATCATCATCTAGACAGATAGAATACAAAATGACAAAAGCAATCGGAATTGATTTGGGAACAACATATTCGTGCGTGGGCGTTTGGCAGAATGAACGCGTGGAGATTATTGCAAATGACCAGGGAAATAGGACAACGCCGTCATATGTCGCATTCACAGACAGTGAACGCCTCATTGGAGACGCTGCGAAAAATCAGGTATCCATGAATCCAGAAAATACTATTTTTGACGCAAAGCGTCTCATCGGTAGAAAAATTGACGATGCCAGCATTCAGAGTGATATGAAGCATTGGTCATTCAAGGTGGTTGCCAAGGATGGAGGTAAGCCGCACATTCAGGTGGAATTCAAGGGAGAACAAAAGACGTTTTCTCCAGAGGAAATCTCCGCAATGGTTTTAATCAAGATGAAGGAAATTGCGGAGAGCTATTTGGGCTCTACTGTTACAGAAGCTGTCATTACGGTTCCGGCTTATTTTAATGATGGGCAGCGCCAAGCCACCAAGGATGCGGGTGCGATTGCGGGGCTAAATGTGTTGCGCATTATCAACGAGCCAACTGCTGCGGCAATTGCGTACGGGCTTGATAAAAAGGGAAAAGGCGAGAGCAATATTTTAATTTTTGATTTAGGCGGAGGCACATTTGACGTGTCGCTTTTAACAATTGACGACGGAATTTTTGAGGTAAAGGCAACTGCAGGAGACACGCATTTGGGTGGTGAAGATTTCGATAACCGGCTTGTAAATTGGTGTGTTCAAGAATTTAAGCGTAAGACCAAGAAAGACCCAACCGGCAATAACCGGGCTTTGCGTAGATTGCGCACTGCGTGCGAGCGTGCCAAGCGAACTCTTTCAGCGTCTGCAGAAACCACGATTGAGGTGGATTCATTGTTTGATGGAACCGACTTTATGACCAAGATTACACGAGCCAAATTTGAAGAGCTGTGCATGGATTTGTTTCGTTCTACTATTGACCCCGTTGACCGCGTTCTCAGAGATTCAAAAATGTCAAAGAGCAGCGTTGACGAAATCGTGCTTGTTGGCGGCTCAACGCGCATTCCGAAAGTGTGCAGTTTGCTAACCGAGTATTTTAATGGAAAGGAGCTCAATCGTTCCATTAATCCGGACGAGGCGGTGGCGTATGGCGCGGCAGTTCAGGCGGCCATTTTAACGGGAGACCAGTCGAAGATTACGCAGGATATTTTGTTGCTGGATGTTGCGCCGTTGTCTTTAGGAATTGAGACGGCTGGCGGTGTCATGACAAAACTAATTGAGCGAAATTCCACAATTCCGTGCAAAAAGGGGCAAACATTCTCAACCTATGCGGATAACCAGCCTGGTGTATTAATTCAAGTGTTTGAGGGTGAGCGCCAGCTTACTAAAGACAATAACATTCTTGGCAAGTTTCAACTGGACGGCATTCCTCCGGCTCCGCGCGGAACTCCGCAGATTGAGGTGACATTTGATTTGGATGCGAATGGTGTGCTCAATGTGAATGCGGTTGACAAAGCCGGCGGCAAGTCGAATAAAATCACCATTACGAATGATAAAGGACGGTTGTCAAAGGATGACATTGAGCGCATGGTTGCTGAAGCGGAAAAATACAAGGAGGAAGATTCAAAGCATAAACAAAAAATTGATGCGCGAAATGGCTTTGAGAATTACGTTTATTCGGTAAAGAGTTCAGCTTCTGACCCGGGTATGCAGGAAAAGTTGTCCGAGTCGGACCGCAGCGCAATCGAGGACGCTTGCAAGGCGTCGCTTGAGTGGATGGAATCTGTGGGTCACAATGAAACAGAGGCAACCGAGTATGAAGCTCAACAAAAAAAACTGGAGGAAATTGTTAGTCCGATTATTTCAAAGTTGTATGCTTCTTCTAATGAACAACAACAACAACAACAACAACAAGAGCCGCCATCATCATCGTCGTCCTCTGAACCAAATATTGAAGAACTGGATTAACAACAACTGCAAAATGCTGCTTAAAAATCGCAAAAAATATATAAAATAAATTATTATTTATTATATATATATATATATATATATATATATTTAGGTACAGAAAATGTCTTCTGATAACGTTTTGAGTAAAGAAAAATATATAGAAGAGGGGGATGCTCTATCCCCGTTAAAAAAGACGCACACCACACCCACGCCCACTTCAAAACACAGGACACCGTCCAAAAAGACGCGTACGCCCACTTCAAAACACAGGACACCGTCCAAAAAGACGCGTACGCCCACTTCAAAACACAGAACACCGTCCAAAAAGACGCGGAGACCCACCAGGACAAACGTTGAAAAGGATTATTATAATCGAAATATTAGAAGCGCAAGAGCAAATAATGTTGCCGAGTTTGTTGAGTTTTTTAAAGAAAATTTTGGAGAGGAATCTTTTACAAGATTCATATGGCTATTATCTACTCCCGTAGCTTCGACGCGAGGATATAATTTTAGTGATTCTCCTTCATTTTTGATTGATATTACGAAAGAGTTTTTTGATTTACTAAAAAATATGCCAGATTTACCTCGAATTGTAGTTCCTTTAAGAGAAATCATAGAAAAATATGGTCCAAAAACGTTATATGGACCCCCCCTAAGTCCTGACAAATATATGAAAGAATGTGATGAAATTGTTGATAAATTTATATCTGATAATAAATTGGATGCTAATAGTGAACTTGCTACAAGTATAAAATTATTTTTCACTCGTGTGGTTTCTATATTACTTGATTTTATCGATAAAAATTCATTGAAAAATACTCCAGAAGCACGCATAGCTGTCCAACAAATAATGAAGGGTATTTTTTCAGTATTTGAAAAATTGATTCGACTTCTCAATGAAAATAAAAAATATTATAAAATGATTCAAGGTTTTACTGTAGAAGATTTGATAAAATATGGTAAAGCTGAACGAGAATCTGATATAAAAAAATTAAAAGAAGAAGATGCAGCATATTATAGGGGCGAGTATCAAATTTCACAAGGGTTGTTCGAGCTTGCTGAAAAACGTCAGGAAGAACGCGACGACCGTAGACAACAACGAGTACATGCAGGGCTAGAAGGAGGAAGAAGAAAAAAGATGCATTCGCGCAATTATTATAAAAAATGCACTCATAAAATGCGCACTTACAAAAAAAAATAAAAGGAACTTGAACTTTAACTTGAGTTGGCGGTGAAATGCCTTCACTAGATTAACAACAGCTGCAAAATGCTGCTTTAAAATCGCAAGGTGCCGACCCTTTCATATGATAGATGCACGTTAAAAATGTCAAGATTGGAATGCCAAACATTAGCGATATTATTGAATAAGTTATAATCGTCACGGTTCCTTGACTCAATAGGGAAGGTGATGTTTGGTGATCGGTTGTTGAAGAATTGGTAGTGGTGGTGATGGTAAGATTGGTTTCGACAGATAAAATAAATGTAAACAATATTGAAAATGATAAATATAATGTCAATATTTTTTTTCTTGATATATTATCATGATGTTTCATGCGATTGTCTGGTGATTGTCTGGTGAGTTGAAATATATTAAAATGAAACATTTATTTTCAATTTTTATTTATTACAAAAATATAAATTGAAAACTTTTCGATTACTTTTAAAATGTTCAGTGTTCGAACTGGCAACAAGTCAACTCAATTATATCATGCAAACTGCAGCCACAGCCACAGCCACAGGAAAATCCAAATCAGGAGTAGGCAAGTCGTCAGGAATAAAGAGAAGGAATAAGAAGGAGGCATCCGAGTGGTTTCAGAGTCTATCAGACATCGAGAAATTATTAGTGAAACAAGAAGCAAACGCATCATCATCCTCGTCAGAGGAGAGAAAAACAAAAAAAGAAATGCACGAGCGCGAGCGTGAACTGCTACTCAAACGACGTTCCGAACACGAAGCACGCATGAAAGCCCAGTTGCAATCCAAGTCGGAAATCACACAACAAATACAAAAATGCAAAGACATGCGCAGTGGACTGATTCCATTCCAGATGAGGTTGGAACAGATGCAGCTGCATGAATCTCACAATTATCAGTATACCGGGTCTTCCCATTTCCAATACAAACTTGGCATGTTGGAATGTGGTATTTCAAATGTATTGAAGTTGATACGAGATGAAGAAAAGGCCCTTTTTGACATGCAACACAAACACCACTGCATCAAAAAATCAATCACAAAAATTATTGAAAAAACAAAAACATCCTCGTTTTCCAACCCTTACGCAAGAATTTGCGCAAGAATTCAAGCAAAAAATTATGTGGATGACATCTACAACTTGGTGAAAGTGTAAATTATTATAAATTATAATTTGCGCTTGTTACCATTTATTTTTTTTCACACTGATTTTGGGTCCCGCTCCTTTTTTGTTGATGTTTTTCGGGTCATATGACTCCTCTTCGTCGTCAGAATTCAAATCCTTGCTCATCTCCCAGAATTCTTTACTACCGAGTTTGAACGGTCCGTGCTGCTGCGCCTTGTACCAGAAAATTTGGTCCTGTAGCTTATTCGACTTGGCATTGTTATTTATCACCAAACACTCGAAATTTTCAGTGCACTGGTCCATCACCTGACAGAA